GTGGTTAGAAGAAGTGCAATGTATGATTCAACAAGCCCTCTTAGTGAATCAATCTGTGGGCTTGCGTTTGCAAAACCAAGGTCAGGAGTTGGTTCTCCTTCTTGGTACTCCATTCGAATAACTTTATTAGGCCCGACTGTTACGGCTGTAGGTAGGTTTTTACCTTTCATCCAAAATTGACCGTACCCTTGAGTGATGCCTACGTTTTGGTTATGAGTTAAAACGGCATTGATTAGAATGCTTCCATCAATAAGGTCGTCCCCTCCGATTGCCCAGAATTGACCGTCTTGATCGATGGCGAAGTTCTCGATTGGCATTTCGCCGATTGGGTTTACTCCGTCTCCTTTAGAGATAATGTTTCCATCGTAGTCGGTAGTAAAATGATAGTTATTTGACCACCAAATGACCTCCCCTGTTTTTGCGTCTGAAGGAGAGTCAGCAATCTTTTGATCTTTCTTATCTGAGTAAGGATTAACCGCACCCGATGGGACTGGAGCGTCCCGGTTTCTGGCAGGGTCTTTAATTGTGTAGAGCGTTTCTGTGTAGTCGAAGTCTGATAGCACATAGACCATCGGTTTAGTGCGGTCGTAGAAGTTTTCGACAACGTCGTAAAGATAAGGGCTCATCGGTTCGAGTTTGATTGTGTACTTTTCATTTCCTTGGTTATCGATTACCGGACAAGGCTTAACGTACATTGCGATATTTTTTTGAAGCTTTAGGAACTTGTTAGCGGTACGGACTGCGGTATTGAAGTCTAGTTCTTTCTCAAGCTTCTTGATATTGTCTTCAGTTTGTTCGTCTTCGCCTACTTCGCGCTTTACTCCGTTGTTGTAAACGCGGGCAAGTTTCTCGATGATCTTTCTAGTGATCGACACGTTGGCGATGCAGTATTTCATTTCGTCTACTGTCGATTTGTCAAACTGTTTAAGTAGTTGCTCGACAACGAACTGCTTGGTCTGATCTTTAAGACATAAATATCTTTTGTAAGCCTGTTTCTTACGCTCTTGGTTCTCGGCTGACTTAATCTCTGAAAGGATTTGTCGTCTTACTTCTAGGTTTAGGATTTCTGAATCTGATTTAACTCGCATTATTTTATCCTCTCATTAAATTTTATCTAATTCTAGACTGTGAAACTTTGCTTCTATGGTCATTGAATGGAAAATATAAATCAACTAGGTAATCGACGCCGTCAGATAAGTGCGTCAATTTAGGGTTCTTCTTAATCTTTTCAAGACTCGCAGTGTCCATCTCGACCGCCATGAAGTCTTTTTTTGTTTTAGGCTGTTTAGTTGGATGTACAATGATCCGTTGCTTTTGAAAAAGGTTGTTCATGTTAATTTGACGCTCTCGGAACCTCGGAGCTGCGGCTCTTGTTTTTACTTGAAATCCTGCTTGCTCTAAGATTTCTACTTCTGTCTTACCTGAGGTGTTCCGGCTTTTACCGGCTGGGTCAGGGCAAATGATAGAGTTTTCTGGTGTGTAGCCTTTGTTGCGAAGTGCTGTGATCATGTTTTCGACCTTGAATCCCTCGCCGCCCTCTAGCACCACCTCATCTAGGCCAACCATTTTATTACCCCATTGTTGCCAAACCGATGCGCTTAGGAACTCGACGTTGAAATCCATCCCGATAAGGAATGGAAGTTGATCATCTGGTTCGTTTGCTTGATCGTTTCTTACTGGGTCGTACTCGAAGTAGAATCTGTTTCCGGCAAGGTTAACCCATAAGCCTTTCATGTATGCATCGATCAATTGTTTTGGGTAAGTGTCATATAAGCTTTGAATGTAATTAGGGTTTAGATTGTGAGCGTTCTCACGAGTGTCACCATAAAGGCACCGTGAGCCAGCCATAGGCTTTTCAACGAATGCTTCGTAGTAGTCAGAGGCTAAACCTTCAGGTGTTCCGCTTGATGCGATTTGTGGAAACATTGCCCCCTTGATACGAACGCGACCGATCACCTCACGGTATCGCTCGAATGAGATTAGAGTTAACTCATTAATTCCGGCATAGCTCCAGTTCGGGCCACGAATCTTTTTCTCGGCTGTTGCGACATAGAGTGCGCCCTTAGTCCACGGTAGTTTATATTTGTGCTCGCTACCGTGATACTCAGCTTTGATGTTGTTCTCGTGGAATATGTCTTCAAATGCCACTTTAACGTCACGGGTAAAGTCTGTGTAAGAAGGAACTACGATACCACCCGGGTAAGGAGCGTTTAGTTTGCTTAGTTCTAAAAGTTTTAAGATGAGAGTGCGTGACTTACCGAATCCGTAACCCGCTGACAAGTGCAGGAACTTAGTTTTGTAGTCCTGCATGAAGTCCCACTGAGCGCCGACTAGCTTACTTCTTAAGTGTACCTGTTTCATTTTGAGCAATTTAGAATAGCGTTAGCAATTCTTTGTGTCATCTTTTCGATTGTGAGTTCTTGAGCTGATGGCGTGATAAGTTTTCCGTTAAGCAGGTAGTGCATATTATCATACGCCTCTTGTGTAATAATGTGACAAAGCTCGTGTACGATTGCTTGTTCTTGAGATTCTTTAGAGCTTTTATAAAAGCATGGGTAAATTGTGATGAGTGCGTTTAGGTAAACAATATCTACATTAATATCGGCAAGGGTTTGCGAACCATCTTCGTCGACCGAGTTGTGACTTGCTTCTCTAGTTTCTATATTCCATTCGTTTAAAAACAGTTTTCGTTTCCATTTATTTACTAGAGCTTGATGATTCATCTTTTGTAAACTCCGTCACTAGTTCGTAAGTTTCTTGAGATTCGATTTTATCGGTCTGTCCGAGGTATTGTTTACCAAGCCAAATTAACATGGAGACGTTACCACTCATTGCAACATCATACTGTTTCTTTAATAGGTTTATCTTTAGTGGTTCTCTTCTTTTGTTCTTATACTCGGAAAAAGAGCAGCCATATTTTTCTTTAATTCTTGCAGCAAGAGTATCAATATTTAAACCAAGTTTTTCAGCACAAAATACTTCTGATCCAAATACAATTAAAGAATTAAGTTGATCCCAACCGTCAAATTTCATTTCTTCTAGTTTTTTCTTTGGTCTTCCTGTTTTCATAAAACAGACCTGTCTTCAGTGGTAGTGATCCCACCTTCTTTAAAGATTTCTTCGTAGTCGCCAGAGACTTGACCGCTCGCGGTTTTCTCTAAGTCTTTACGTTCATCTTCTTTTTGTTTATCGATCATTTTTTGAAGGTCGGTCTTCATGCGGTTATTGGCTTCTGCTTCGACGGTGTGGATGAACATATCTACGAAGTCGTAAATGGTGTCTTTGATTGTTTTCTCTTGATAGAGTTTTTGATTTTTTTTAAGACGATCGGCTTGAATTATTTCTAGTTCTTTAGCTAAGTTTTCTAGAAATAGTGGCATACGCTCTTGTGATTTTAGCGCAATACGAAGGTCTGATGGCATTTGTTTTAGTGCGATCGCCTCTTGATAGGTATTACGCACAAGTTTTAGGTAGTGCATTGTTTAACCTAAAACGCCAGGGACTGGAGCTGTTTTTTGTGCTTCTTCGGCGATCATGTTAATTGCTTTAGGGTTTTGAACGCGTGACTCTACGACGTCTGATTTTAGATAAAGAACCTCATGGGTGTGTTTATCTTCAAGGTATTCGGCAAGGGGTTTGGCTACTTTTTTAGGTTTACCGCGAACCATTTCGATACCGAATGTGAGTGGTTCTGAGATTGATAGAACTTTAGCTGGTTCTCCGTTCTTGCTTTCTTCGAATGTGATTTCGTGGAAATGTCCTCCGACTGGGCTTGAGTAGATTTGTTTTTTTCCATCAGAGTCGAATGTTCGCCAAATGTGTTGGTGATCGTGTTTGACGAAGAATGGGTCATTAATTTTGTTATTAATGTCTTTAATGAGTTTTGATGTAGTTAATTGAAATGTATCGGATTCGATTCTGAATCCTTGATTAAATCTGCGGGTAGTTTCGTTTGATTGAATGATGTTTGTAGATGCTTGGATGGGTTGAGCTTGTTTTTTTGCCATGACTAATCGTCCTCCTGTGGCTTTGTTATTGTTTAAGGATAATTATTTCTTGATGATGTTCAAGGCTGAATCGTATTCTATGGCATCTTCTAGTGATCTAAGTACGGCGTAGCGTCCTGCTTTTGATTCAACTTCGCGCTGAAATTCCTTTTGGTGTGTTGATTGTTTGCCGATTTTATTTTTAACTTCGATCGCGTGGAATTGTCCTAACGGGTCGCAACATAAAAGGTCTGATACGCCGAGTTCATCTTTTGGTAGTGGGTGAAGTTTTCCGGCATTAAATCGTCCAGTTGATCGTACTTTGCATACAATCCAGCCCTTAGATCTGAGATAGTGCTTAATTTGCTGTTCAATAAACTTTTCAGGAATGGGCTTTTGTTTTTTAGGTTTCATGGTCAAGCGAGTTCCCTGAAACGAATTTAATGATTTCTGACTTTTCGGTTTTAATTTTAATTTTTATTCGACCGTCTTCTGTGACTTCCATTACGGTAGCGGTAACTTGACGGTTTCCATATGATAATGTTTTGGCCGATCCAAGCCAGACTACCTTATCCCCGACCTTTACGTTTTCAGGTTTCACCATACGGTAAGGGTTAAGGCGCTGTTAAGGTTAGTCAACAAAAAAGTAAATGAACAAAAGCAGAGCAATCGGAGTGGCAAAGCATATTGCAATTGAAAGAAAAGCATACACTCTTAAACAATATTGTAATAAAAATAGTAATACAATACCTTGACTGCTTTGATCTACTTTAAGAGCTTAGTATGTGTAATTTCAGTTAATTGTTCTTCCTGAAGTATTCTTTTTGGATAAAATTTTCCTGCACAACAATTAGTTGCTAGATCTAATGCATTCACAAGACCTTTTAAGTCATTTGAGAATGTTGCGTGCTCAAGCCAACCTCCGTCTTGCATTTTTATAAATGTGCAATAACCACCGACTGATTGTTTAATCTTGACTATTTCTGTATTTAATATTGTTTTCATTATGATGCCAATACCATTGCCGCTTCAAATGCGGATTTGTTTAGTTTAGATCCATTTCCGAACCAGTTAGAATTTAAAATCTTTTCGGAAGTTTTACCATTTTCGTGCGATAGAAATTCTGTCGCTGCGTTGTACAATCCCCAGACGGTGCCACGGACGCCTAAAATATCGGATCCTCTGCCCGTTTCAAACAATCTAACAATCGTTTCTGTTTGTTTTCTTTTAAAGGCCTCTTCCCTGCCAGAGTTTACGACATCGGCATAGCCAAAGGCCATGTTAACAAAACGCTGAACATCATTTTGAAGTACTTGCTTAGATGCAAATCGTTTATAAAACTCAGCAGTCTGTTCAAAAGCAGAATCGGCCATTGAAATCGATTGTTGAACCCTCTCTAGGCGTTCATTCATTTTTAGTGAATGGGTTGCTTTAAAGATTTGTGTCTTTGAGTTATTAAATGCCATCGCTTCAGTATTGGCACATACAACTCTTATCGGCGTTAGAGCTCCACGAACTGCATAGCCCGCACTATGATGATTCGATAGTAGAATATATTTGTCAACTATATCGCCCTTAACGACTTCTATTGGGTTTCTGTTAATTTTAGCCAACACCCAAATACGACGACCGTGATCAAGTGAGCCGGCAGTTTCAAAAGTTGCTTCACCTGATTCAATGAATGGATCAAAGAATTTGAATGCATCAGTATTCTGAAGTGGTTGCCAAGACTCACCAGCGTAACCCATGTACCTGTCATCAGAATCTCGTACGACCGCATATTGACCTTTTGCAACATCTTGTTCGCCGTTATCGCGTTCATACCAAACTTTTCTTTTTGTAACCGTCCAATCAAGACCAGCTTCTTTTATGGCTGTCTCGGCGTTTGGTGCTTCTGGTAAAATAACTCCAAGCCCATGCCAAGGTGTTAATTTTACGGACATAATTGATTCAATTTCGTGTGCCATTTAGTCATTTCCTTTCTTACTGTTGAGATTAGCCTCATCAGGCAGGGTAAAACCCTACGACCGCCGTAGCGGTTTCGGCTTATGGGTGCATTGTTTCTAGTGCTTCATCCAAGGAATAATCATCATAATCAACAATGTCTTCGACGATTTTCTGAATGGCTTCTGTAATAAGTGAAAGTTCATTTGGACTTTCACCTACAAGGTTTTCAATTTTTCCTAGTAATTTTAAAATTTCTTTTTGTTTTTTAATTTTCATTTTCGTCATTTCCTTTTCTGAATACACAATACAACACGGAGCATTATAAGTACACATAAAAATATCGTTTATTTTTAAATGCAATAGGTTCAATCTTATAATTCGATTTAAGCGGCTTTTGTGTTGGGGTATATGAAACCATTAACCGGCGGTCTAAATGGCCTATAAGCCAACTGTGGCGGTTTAATGATAAATTAAAGTTGTTTACTTGTTGTTAAGTTTGAAATAAATGTGCTTAACTTAATTTAAGGGGTGCTCTTACCACCCCTACTTGAACTGGCGAGTTTAGCGGCTCCCAGTTCAGGAACCAACGATTGGCTTCGTTGGCTCGTGTTTTTTATAACACACCAACTGGCCAAATAGAAAGAATAATTCATGGCTAAAATTACAAAAAATCAATTCATACAATCTGCAGAAAAATTATCCAAACAAGCTAATGGTCTTGGCCCTAAAATTGGATTTACTTTTGAAGCAAGCGGCACAGGGTTTACAGTATGTTTTTCGGATAAGAATAAAAACTTAAAAGAAACATTTGATTTTGCAATAGAAGAATTTTTAAACATTTTGAATGAGGCCAATGATGAGAATTAACATTGAGTCACAGTGGTTGATAGACGACCGAAGGTTTAAATTGGCAGAATTGGTCGGAAATATTTATATTGCTGATGGAATGATGATTGAGGCGTGGAGAATGTCACAAGAGTTATGGGCAAATGGTCGTCGTTTAGTGCCTAGACTTTTATTTGAAAAAATTGAAAATTCAGAAAAAATCATAGAATCTGGACTTGCCGAAGTTCAAGGCAATTTGATTTACATTCGCGGCACAAAAGAACATCACGAATGGTCTGCAAAATGGAAAGAAGGAAGCAGAAAAGGAGGTAAAAAAGGGGGTGGTTCTAACAAGGTATTGAAATCATTGGAAAATGATAGCAAGGCCCCGACCAAGGCCCAAGCAAGGCATGAGCAAGCCTCTTTACTCTCTTCTCTCTCCTCTTCTCTCTCTTCTCTTTCCTCTGAACTCTCTTCTCATGATTCTAAACTCTTAACTCTTAAAACTATTAACAAGGGGTCAAAAGAAAAAAAGCCTCCCGCCGATAAATCTGGCGGGTCAAAGGTTTGGGATTCGTACAAGTCTGAATTTTTAAAACGCTATGGGGTTGAACCCGTACGTAACGCAAAAGTAAACGCTCAATGTTCTCAACTATTCTCGAGGTTGGGCGAAGACGCTTTTGAGGTGATTGTGTTTTATTTAAAACATAACGATTCTTGGTTTCTAAAAAATCAACATGACTTTGGCTCCCTGTTAGCCAAGGCCGAAAGTATTTATACACAATGGCTTCGTGGGCAGGCAGTAACATCTGCACAGGTCAGGGATGCTGAAAAGACAATTCATAAAACTACAATCAAGAATGAGCTTGAAAATTTATTCTCAGAAACTCAAGAGGGATAACATGACAAGTGAACAAAAAAACTCAATTGCAAAACTTTATTTTGAAATAGGTGAACTTCATGGACGAGTTTTATCAAAGGATACCTTAATCACTTTGGTAAACTCATTTGATGATTTAAACTTTGAAGTTGTTTTTAAAACAATGAAAGATTGGCTTTTGAATGGAACACATTTTCCATTGCCAGCACACATAAGGCAAAAAATCCTGCCAAGCAAAAATGAAAGCGATGACATTTCTGAAGCAGTCAATCGTTCATTGGCTGCCGTAAGCAAATTCGGATATTGTAATTCCGAACAAGCAAAAATTTACATCGGTGCGTTAGGATGGCAAATTATACAGGGCATGGGTGGCTGGGTTCATCTTTGCGAAACTCTTGGAATTGAAACACCCATAGGCGTTATGAGGAAACAAATGCTCGATTATGGTGAAACGGTTTGGAAGCGTGTCAAGCGCGGAGAACACAACACGCCCCCAGAGCTTCCAGAATCAATTATAAATTTGTTGCCACAATTCAAAAGCATTGATTAAATAAAAAAATATATGATTAATGTATGGCCAGTAAAAAATTTAAAAGTAAAAGATTTGTTTCCTAATGAAAAAAATCCAAGAACAATTTCTGATTCTAATTTTCAAAGATTAAAAAAGAAAATTCAAAAACAAGGTTTTCATACGCCTCCTAAAATTGATAACGACGGGGTTTTACTTGGCGGCAATATGCGATACAGGGCATTGCTTGATATGGGTATGGGTGATTTAGAAATACCAGTTATGTTTCCACCTAAACAATTAACTGAAAAAGAACGTCAAGAGATTATCGTTTCAGATAATTTACAAGAAGGTAAATGGGATTTTGATGCTCTTGCAAATGATTTTGATGAAATTGATTTAACAGAACTCGGAATAGATTTTCCTGTAATTGAAACAGAACAAGAAAAAGAAAATATTTACACCGACAAAGTTGCACGGCCCACATACACACCCCAAAAAGATGCCCCACCACCACTTACAGAAATGTTTTTCACAGATAAATACTTTGCTTTGATTAAACAAATAAAAGAAAAGAAACTTCCTGGAGACGTAGAGCTTTTTCTTACACTTGCAGCATCAAGGCATATTGTTTTTAATTATGAAAACATCGCAGAGTTTTATTGCCATCAGAATGTTGAGGTACAAGATTTAATGGAAAAATCTGCTTTAGTTATTATTGATTTTAATAAAGCAATCGAAGAAGGTTTTATAAAACTAACAAACGAAATTAATGATTCATTAGGAGATGGTGAAATGGAAGATGAATAAAATGAAAATAGGTTTTTTTCCAATGGTGGCGGACATTTTACATAGCGGTCATGTTCTTTCATTAGAGCAGGCAAAAAAAAACTGTGACTATCTCATTGTTGGGCTTCACTGTAATCCAATTTACAAGAGCCCTCAGCAGTCAGTTTATGAAAGATTTATTCAGTTAAGAAGCGTTAAGTGGGTTGATGAGGTAATACCATATGAAAATATTGCTCGTGATCGAGACATATTTCTTTCTCTTCATTACGATGTGTATTTTCTTGGTTCAGATCATAAGACCCATGAATGGGAAATGAAGGAACAAATTTTAAAAATGGAAAAAGAAATTTTTTACCTTGATAGAAACCATAGCTACAGCAGCACTAAGATAAAAAATGAAAGCAAATAAAAAACACGCAGTATTTATTCTTACTCACGGACGACCAGACAAGGTTATCACTTATAAGACATTAAGGAATTGTGGCTACACTGGAGATATTTATTTAATTTGTGACGATGAGGATAAAACTCTAGATCAATATAAAAAAAAATATGGTGATAAAGTTATTGTTTTTAGTAAATCAAACTATGAAGGAAAGTTTGATAAAATGGATAATTTTCCCGGAAATAAAGTTATCGTTTACGCCAGAAATGCTTGTTACGACATAGCCCGAGATCTTGGTTTAGATTATTTTTTTGAATATGAAGACGACTATACTGGGATTTACTTTAGAAAAATTGATGGCTCTATGCTTAGAGCAATAAAGGTACTTCAATTAGATAAAGTTTTAGAATCAATGATTGAATGTTTGGATAATACAGGTTCTTGCACTATTGCATTTTCACAGGCTGGAGATCATATTGGTGGGGCAAGTGCATTTCATCGCATTCATTTAAAACGAAAAGCTATGAATAGTTTTGTTTTTAAAGTTAATGAAAATTCCAAAGATGACCTAACCTTTATTGGTAGAATGAATGACGATGTAAACGCTTACTTGTCTCTAGGGAGAGTGGGGAAATTATTTTTTCAAACAGGAGACATAAGTTTAGTTCAGTTGGCTACCCAAAGCAATTCTGGTGGTAACACCGAGGCATATAAAGATTCTGGAACCTATGTTAAATCATTTTATAGCGTAATGGTGGCACCAGATTGCTGTAAGATTAGTTTTATTGGAACGACTAACAGAAGAATACATCATAAAATTAAATGGGAAAATGCAGTTCCTAAAATTATTTCGCAACAACATAAAAAATAATTACTTTTTTGTTTACACATTACTTGTGTATGTATATAAAACTTTTCAACCAATAACTGTCTTGAAAGGAAATGACGACGATGTTTAAAAAAGCAACAAAAAATGCTGTCTATTTAAAATTAGCTATAACTGGCCCAACTGGTTCTGGTAAAACTTACAGCGCATTACGGCTTGCGAGTGGGTTATCTAAAAAAATTGCCTTTATTGACACCGAAAATGGTTCGGCCTCGCTATACGCTGATAAATTCGATTTTAGCGTGATTGATTTAGCCCCACCATTTACATCAGATAAATATATAAAAGCGATTCAAGCCGCTGTAGATGCCGGATTTGAGGTTGTTGTTATTGATTCACTTACTCATGCGTGGGCTGGTGATGGTGGTTTGTTAAATAAAAAAGAATCAATGGACGCTAAGGGTGGTAATTCATTTACAAACTGGGGAGCGATCACGAAGGAAGATAATTCTTTTAGAAGTTCAATCCTTCAAAGTAAAATTCATTTGATCGGAACCATGCGATCAAAAATGGAATATGTTATCGAGCAAAACGATAAGGGTAAATCAGCGCCACGAAAACTAGGTCTTGCGCCAATTCAGCGTGATGGAATCGAATACGAATTTACCACTGTTTTTGATATTGCTATGAATCACGAGGCATCGGCTTCAAAGGATCGAACCGGACTTTATGATGGTAAGTTTTTTCAGATTACAGAAAAGACTGGTGAAGAGATTAAAAAGTGGTTGGGTGTGATGGAGAATATCGAAGAACCGAAAGAAGCTCCAAAGGTTGAAGCTCCAAAACCTGCTACCAATTTAAAAGAAACACCTAACGATCGCAATATGTTGAAAAAACAAATTAACGACCTAAAAGCAGATCTTGAATGGTCTGGTGCTGATTTGGTTGCATTTATTGATAAACATTTCAAGAAGACACCATCCGAATTAACAGAGAAAGAAATGATCGAACTTGCAGTACACATGAATGAATCAAAAACAAGAAGGGACGCATTCGTAAATGAATAATTTACAAAGTTTTGACGAATTAAAAGCAAATATCACTCAGTACGTTGAACCAATTAAAGAAATATTAGTTTCTAATCGAGATGGATCGGATCAAGCTTCGCAGGCGTTCAAGCATTTGAATGATCTTGAAAAACGCGTAGAAGCAAAACGTAAAGAATTAGTTGGTCCATTGAATGATCAGGTCGCTAGAATAAATGCTTACGCAAAAGAAGTTGTTAATCCTATTTCAATGGCTAAGACCCATTTAAATAATCAACTGGTTGCGTTTGAAAAGATTCTTGAAGAGGAGCGAAAAGAAAAATTTCGTATTGAGCAAGAAGAGAATATCAAACGCCAGCAAGAAGCAATGAAGGCCGCAGATGAAGCTAGATTGAAAGCTGAAGAACTTGCTGCCAAGGCAAAGGCTGAAGCTGAAACAAATGCCATGTTTGATGGCGCTACAGATGAAGAAGTAAAAAAATTAGCTGATGAATCAGAACGTAAAGCAAGAGCACAAGCATTGGCTGAAGCTACTAGAATTGAATTTGAAGCTAAAAAAGAACACTGGGATACTAACAAAGAAATAAAGGATGATAAAGTAAAGGGTACCCGTAGATCATGGAAAGCTCAGGTAGTAGATGAATATAAAATTCCAAGAGAATATTTAATTGTTGATGAAGTAAAAATAAATAAGGTTGTGCGAGCAGGAGTTAGAAGTATTCCCGGCGTTAAAATCTTTGAAGAAATAAAAATGACAGGAAGGATTTAGATATGAGTGATGTTAGAAATGGACCTGAAAAAGAAATGTTGTTGGCAGTTTTAGAATTTAAAAAAGAGTACAATGGTACTCAGTATTTTAGCGGATTTATGGGCTTGAATAGTTTAAGCGCATCAGTTAAAGACGGTAAAATTTTTTTAAATCTGCAAAAGTGGCCTAAGAATGAAAACAATTCTAGAGTAACTTTTTCAAAAGAAGAGGATATTACTTTTTAATTTAATAGGCAGTAGTTACTCGTCATTTCCGCTGCCGATTATGGCCACCCCAAAGCTTCATTTTTAGTCAGGGGTGGTTTTTTTATAACTATTAATGTATACAATTGTATACTGTTGTGATACTATAACAATATGAAGATAGCTAAAGAAATAATATCAGCACGCGTTGATCCTGAAATCTTAAAAGAGATCGAGAAGATCGCTAGAAAAGAAAAGAAATCAATCAGTGAGGTGGTTAACGCTTTGCTTGGGTTTGTACTGGTGAAGGTTAAATGAGCTGCAAAATTTGTAAAGGAAACGTATGGTATTGTGTACCAAACATTGACCCTCTTCAGATTATTAAAACTTGTTACGATTGCAAACAGAAATTAAGAATAAGTAGAGAAACAGAAAACGTTTACAGAGACGCAGTGCGGTTCATGGATAACGAGTCGCGCATACAATTTGAATCAGATTATCCAGACGACATGTCGTTTTTAAAGGCTAATGGTTTATGGAATATTTAGGATATTACATTGCTGGAATCGTATTAATGATTTTATCATTATTTTTAATAGGGTTAATCGTTAGATTCTTTTGTGAGGAAAAATGGAAATAAGTTTCCCGAAATAGTTCGGGGAAATAACCCGCTCGGCTTTATTTGTTGTTATTCAAATTTGTGGTGTCGGGCGGG